CAGTAGCTGCAAGACAACTTGGTAGTAATTTAGCAATGGTTGCTAAAGTTGCAGACTCACTTATGGATTTTGAAAGTTCTGTGAATGCAGAAATGGAGGCAAGTGTTTTACTCGGAAGAGATTTGAATTTAGATGCGGCAAGAAGAGCTGCACTCGTAGGTGATACTGCCAAGTTACAAGAAGAAATATTGAAAAATGTAGGGACTCAGGCAGAATTTGAAAGTTTATTACCTATAGAAAGAGAAAAACTTGCACAGGCTATGGGATTATCCACAAGTGAAGTATTGACTCAAGTGAAGGCTGCAGAAAGACAAAGAATTTTAGATAATGATGCCTTGACTAACCAACAGAAACTTGCAACAGGAATGGTTAGTGTGGGAGATTTAATAAATAAAGGTATAAATCAATTTATGGCCACATTTGGAGACTCATTGGCTGGTATTGGAAATTTACTTATTAGTGTTATTCTACCAACATTGGGTACGGTACTTGGAGTTGTTGGTTTGATATTAGTTCCTATTGCTGGTATTGCAGAAGCTTTCAATATGGTAAATGAATTTTTAGGTGGGACTTTAGGAACACTCACAGGTGTAGGAGTTGCACTCTTTGGTGTTTATAAAGTAATGACACTTCTTGCAGCAAAAACTGCAGTAACAAGTGTTTTTGGAATATTTGAATCTTTTACACGAATGTTAGGACCTTTTGGTGTACCACTTGCAATTGCTTCTGTTGCTGGTATGATGAGTATGGCTAGAAAAGCAACGAATGTTGGTGATATGCAGATGAGTGGTGGTGGTGCCACAATAATGACTTCAGGTACAAGTGGTGGTATTTTTAATACTCGAGCTGACGATGAAGTCAATGTAGGTCCAAAAGGATTTATGGCACAGGCAGTTACAAATGGAATGTTACAAGTTGCAAGTATGCAACAACAAGGAAGTAGTGAGGTTGCTCAAGCATTCAATAGATTTGAGAGTGGACAGAAACAAAGACACTTAGAGGCACAAACTTCTCGTGGTGTATTGACAGACCAAACAAAACGAAACAGACCAGGTGAGGTGGTAATAACATAATGGCACTCAAGGACTTAAAATCAGATTTAGGAAGAATATCCACGGTAGATTTTATATCAAATACCGTAAATGATGGTTTTATCAAGAATGATAATTCACGAGACACGAGTCGTTTCAAAGGTGTTGCTGGTCAATCCTATGGATATCCAAACTATAGTGGATTGGGATTGGGACTAATTAGTTCAGTAGACTTTTTTCCAAATGTAGATGCAAATGGATTTAGTCAAAGATTTGTAGATAGAGATGCCAGTAAATTTCAAGGTATCAAAATAAAAGGAGAGGACTATACATATTCATATCCAAATAATTATGGTATGAATTTGGGATATACAGACGAGGTAACTACAGTAGATTTCTTATCGGGTCGTAGTGGAGAGTGGGGTTCAAACACATTACCAAACGGATTTACAAAAACTTTCAATAGTAAGTATAGTTCACAATTAGTAAATGATGGTAATACTTTTCCATATAATGTAATCTCACCTAAATCGTGGGATATAGATGAAACCACAAACTCATCTGCATTTACTTTCAAGACTCGTTCACAATTACAAGATAGTGGATTACTATATATTCCAGATTCAACTGGTGGGCCCTTACCCACTAATACAAATCCATATTTAGATATTTTGGGAGACTTACAATTTAGTAATTGGAAATCACAACATAATAAACTTGGATATGGAAAAGATTTACCAAATGGGGAGTTTTCAGGTTTACCATTTATTGTTAGAAATATAGGTCAGAGGTGGGATGGTAATAGTTATCCAACCATAGGATTTTCTGGAGATTTCTTCAGAGGTGGAGTGATGACACGAATTGGTAGACAAGATTCTGATTTTGTTAGATTGAGTGCGGTAACACAAAGGAGTAATTTTATAGGTAATAATTCTATATTACAATCTCTAAATTTACGACAAGAAACTCGTGTTATGGCATTACCAAAAATTTTATTGTCCGCAACAACAGATGCGGCATACACTCGACACACCGATGTTAGTAAAGGTGTAGACTTTTTTAAGAAAGCTTTAGATGCATTTAGTGCTGCAGGTGGTGGAACTTCAGAACTACCAACAACTGGTGCAGAGGCTAGTCTATTCAATCAAAATGTTAGTGACCTTGAAATTGCAAGAAATACACAAGTCACGAGTCATGCACAATCTGCACTAAATAATAATAGACTACAACAGGCACAAAACAGAACTAAATTTGGTTCTTCTATGTCTTCATTTTTTGATAATACAAAAACTACTACTAATAGAACATTACCACCTTTATTCACACCATCAAGAGCAAGTATCAATGATTTCTTAATTAGTAACGATAATGACCCTAATCTACCAGAGTTTGCTAGATTGGGTGATGGTATAGGTGCATTACCTAATCTTGGTCCTTCAAGAGTTATAGGACCAGGTGCTATGACAGATGGTGTGGGGTTGAATGTTATCTCCAATACACAACAAGAAGCTAATTTAAAATTTGGTCAAGTAAATACTGATAATTTTGGTGCAAGTTTGGCACCATATAGTGCACAAAATGGAGTTCTTGATTGGGGACTAAGTACGAGACATCAATTCTCACCAGGTACTCCAAGTCGTATACTTCAAGGTCCTGATGGGGCATATGAAAATAATATTCCAGTTTCATATTTGGCAAAACATACTCACGAAGAGAATTTTGCACTTGGTGTTTATACCACAGGAACAGATGATTATTTGAGTAATTGGATGGATAATCAAATGGCAAGTGTAGATGGATTGAATACTAAAAAAGATAGACCACCAAATCCAAACGATAGATTGAGTAAGGCATTTTATTCTTTCTTTCACGGAGACCCAACAGAATTCTTGGCAGACAAGTATTATGGGACAAGTGCAATACAAACTTATAATATAGGTGGACAACGAATTCCAATATATAGTTTAGACCAACCAGAAAATGGTGCACCTACTTCTTTTCTTGGTAAACTTTCAAGTGGATTCAAGTCAATGGTGAATAGTATAATGAGTGCAACAATTGCTACACGATTTGAAAACACACGAAATGCTGGTACACTAATGAAATCCAATGTGTTGGGTCGTATGGAAAATTTATATTTTGGTAGTGGGAAGGCCTTTGAATTGGCTGATAATGACTTTTCAACAGTAGATGAGGCAAGAGCTTTTCAAACAAATGATTTGATATTTGGTGGACAAAATGGTTCGTTTAGTAACTTTAGTATGTTTGTAAACGATGAGGGTAGAGTTGAAAACAAATATGGTACAGATACATTAGACTCGGCTGTAGGACATTTTAGAAAGTATGCACCATATGCACAAAATGCTTCATCAATAGGTCCTACATCAGATTTACAAATGACTGCTGGTTGGGAGATGGAATCAACTATTGATGCAAGTTCTCTATCAAATGCTGAAAAAGATAAATACTTTGAAATGAATGGTGAAGAGATTGATTTATGGTCAGACTTTGGTATACGATATAAACAATCTAAATTGGCAATACCAACAGATAGAGTAAAAACACTAAAAGGAAAATTAGATACTAAGGAGTTGGTCGAGAAACCAAACTCACCATTTTATCCAAAGGTTACAAATGCTGCTAAGAGTCAAGATTTTAGGGTAAGACCTCGTACTGAAACCTCAGATAAAGAACTTCCAGATGGAATTAAACCTCGTTCTTATGCAACATTACATTATGGTATGTTGGGTAGTCGTTATGATTCAGATTTTGAAGATAAGAGTTTTTCATATGAAAAAACAAAGATGAGTCCATCAGAACAGCTAGAGAATCCAGAGGTTATTACTAATCTCGTTGATGACACAACACCAGAAAAAGAAAATAAATTTTTCAATGAAGAACTTCGTAAGAGAACTGATGGTCAAAATAAAGTAAAACTGATAGGTAATCAAGGTAGAACTGATTACAAAGCAGTACATAATGATGAACTTGGAAAGATATTTGTTGATCCATTTAGTGGTAATATAGTCAAAAATAATCCATATGTAGACCAAGTAAATGCCTCACCATATGGTGGTAAGTTTGGTGACTATACCATTTATGATAATAATGATGATTTTATACCTTTCAAAATTAGAGATGAGGTAAAAGGTAAGTGGTTGATATTTAGAGCAATATTGAGTGGGATAACTGATAATACCACACCTGAGTTTCAATCAGAACAATACATTGGTAGACCAGATAAAGTGCATGTTTATACAGGTGTACAAAGACAAATAGATTTTACATTTTTGATTTACCCAAAAACAAAACAAGAATTACCAATATTGTGGGAAAAGATAAATTACTTGGTTGGACTTGGATATCCACATTATAATAATAATGATAATAGAATGATTGCACCATTTGTTAGTTTGACAATTGGTGATATGTATGATAAGACACCAGGATATTTTTCTGGTATAAATGTAACTGTGGATGATGGTTCTACTTGGGAATTAGATGATGGATTGAGAGTTCCAAAGTATATATCTGTTGGTTGTAACTTTACACATATTGGTAGATATAAATTGAGAGCAGATGGTAAACATTTTGATTTACCACACATTCAAGGTATGAGACCTGGTAAGGATAATTTATATCCTGATAGAGGTGGTCAGTTTGAAAGTTTATTTGGAGAAATGGGTGGTAGTAAACAAGGTGAACCTTTACAGGCTAGTGAGGTTTCACAACAATCAAATGCACCTAATCTAGCAAACTTTTGGAACAATGACCCTAACAGACCAAAAAGATTTTATAATAATGATGGTAAATTAGTTCAAGTTGGTGATACCAAATTAATATAGGTAAGTAATGAGATATAGTAAAACAAGAAAGAGAAGAGCAAAAGGTACAGGACAACTGGTTCAAAAACCCACTTTCTATCCATTGATAGAACCGAGAGATGATGATGTCATTTATCGTCCAAAGTATGGAGAGAGGTTGGATAAACTTGCTGCAGAATATTATGGTAATCCAAGTTATTGGTGGATTATATATCAGGCAAATAAAGACTTAATATTCAAAGGAGAGAGAATACTACAACCATATAGTTTTGAAACAAACCCTAATTTTTCACTAAGGATACCACAAAATCTACAACAGATATTGATAAAGTTTGATGATGTAAATCGAGGTTATTAGATATGATAAATCTAAAGAGTATTGATAAACGAGTACAAAATACTTTACTTGAAAAACAACGACAATTATCAGAACACAATCCAATTGGTGGTGGTAATATTTTTTCTCGTTCTGTTTGGTCAAGAGTATCTTGTTTGTTCAATGGTAAGTTGGTTAGTTTTTTTAGTGATAAAGACCCAACTAATATAAATGATTCAAAGTCAGATACGGTGTATGCATTTTATCGTCCTGATAATTCAAATCAAATATATAAGAGAAAAGTACGAACACTAACTGATGCAGTAAGTGGTGAAACTACACCAAAGTATGAGGAGTCAAGTGCATATTATAGACCAATACCAGGTGTGACAGCAATTTCAACTCAGTATGAAGGTGGGTTGAAATCTTTTCGTAAAACAGATTTGAGTTTTATTGTTTGGACATATGATGATATAGCTTTTATGCAAAATTCTTTTATGGCAATAGGAAATTATGTTCTATTAGAATATGGTTGGAATGGGGATATAAATGATACTGCAGGATTCTCTAAACCATTTTTACTTGAAAAACTATTGGGAGAAAATCCATCAATAACAAGTCCACTTAATTTGTTCAACGATGTATTACAAAACTATGCTAGTTATGCACTTGAAATGGAAGGGAATCAAGATGTAATTATGGGTAGAGTTAGTAATTTTGAATATACTACTCGAGCAGATGGTGGATTTGATTGTAGTGTTTCATTGACTTCTTCTGGTGCACAATTATTGAAAACTGAATTACCAGATATAGAAACGATAGAGTTTGTTAGTGGTGAAAATAAAGATGCAAATAAATTTGATTTAGAAGCTGCAAAATCTGTTGTTACTAATGTAAAAACTTTGATGAACTCACTACCCGAACAATTTGACAAGTTTTATGTTGATGTTATTGCAAAATATTCAAACAAGAAGTTATTAACAAATGCAGATGGAAGTCAAGGATTTCTTAGTCTTATAGGGGATTTGGTAAGTTTGAACATAGGAATGGATGATACTTCATTATCAACATTGATGAATGACTTTACAGATAATATGTCGTGGCACACTTTATTTCACGATGAGAAATATACTAAAGACGGTGAAACAGAAGAAATAAAAAAGGTATGTGTACCACAAATATATGCACTACACCATACATATAATGTTAGACAGACAGGAAATAATTCTTACGGAGTTGGTTCTTTGAAATTATCAGAACAAGATGGTACAAGTGATGGACTCGGTATGCACTATTATGTTACATTGGGGTGGTTTGAAGATAATGTCCTAAATGGTGCATTGGGTGCATTGAATAGTAAAGGAAATTCAATTTATAAATTTAGGTCTACTGAAAGGTTTAGTCCTGAGTTTATAAAAGAACTTGGACTAGCAGAAAATCCTGACGGATTATATCAAGATTATTTAAAAGTCACAAGTGGTAATCACAATATATCTGATGATTGGATGCCATCTGTTACGATATCAAATAATCCATTTCTAACCACAATGAGACCATTTGTTGGAAAGAATTTTACTTCTGATTCTTCAAAGTATTGTTTTATATTACCTGGTCAAAATTTTGTAAATAGTGGAGATATTAAGAGCGGAACTATGAGATATAATGGTACTGTAAGTCAAGTTAGAGCTATGGATGCACATTTGAAATATATAAATGAAGTTTTTCCATCATTTGCAGTTCAAACTGGATTAGAAAATAACACACCCACATATGATTATTCACGAGGATATTATAGAAATATTTTAGTTCACATTGAATTGTTGAGAGATGCAGTTTCAAATTCTAAAACAGTTGAAGATGTGTATAAAAATATTTTTAAAAATTTGAATCACGACTATGGTGATTTTTGGGACTTGAGTGTTGTACAAGACCCAATTGAACAAGGTAAAATTACCGTTATGGATAGAAATGTAACACACTTGAAAATAAAACAAAGTCAAGATTCAGATACATATTATAGTGATTTATATTCCACTCCAAATAGATTATCGACAGATGATTCTCCAGAACCTGGTGAAGTTTATTTTTTCAACATATGGGAAGATAATAGTATAGTGAAAGATTATAAGGTTACTTCAAAGATTCCTGATGAGTTTAAAGTAGCTATGGCATATTCTGGTAGAGATCCAGACGCACATAATCTTGGTCAAGATAAATATTCTCTATTGGGTAGAATAATAAATCAACAAAGTCAAGATTATGTTGAAGAAAAGATTGGTGATATAAATAAAGAAGAGTTTGAAGGAATACTAACAGACTTGGAACAAGGTATGTATACATCAGAAGCTATAAATAAATTCAAATCAACTGGTAATATTGGTATTTTAATTCCATCAGGTGAGAAAGAAATATTTTTGCCAGTATCATATAATCCAAATAGTAGTGAAAAAAATGGATTCAATGGTGGTAGAGGATTGATGACAATAACAGAATTACTTGGTAAGAAAGCTCTAATAGATGGTTCTTCTACAACAGTAGTTCATAATGGTAAAAGAGGTCAGAGGAATGATGACTTTCAATCCTATATAGCTGCAGCTGCAATTTCACCAAAAATATTAGTGGATATAGCAATAGAAAAAATAAAAAAATACTATAAAGATAAATTTCAAGAAGTTGATGATAAAGAGGATAAAGATGAACCTGTAGATGCTTCAAGACCAGTAATTGATATAGCTCTAATCAAAGATATTGGGAATCAAAATGGAGTATTGAAATTGAGTGATGATGACGATGCATTAGGTGAAGCACTAACAAGTGCTGGGTTTAGTGATACAGATATCCAAAGTTATACAGATAATACAGGTGATGAGGGAAGTACTAATGAGATTCAAACTAAAATTTATAGTCATAATATTGGTGGGATGAATCCTATACTTAGAGGGTTAT